AAGTCAATATATCTATGTGGTTTAAGATTTTTTATCTTTACCCCCTTGACTTTTTATAGTTAGTCTTTGATAAAAAATGGTATAGTATAGCAGAGCTGATTGTATTATGGTATAATAATATAGTCAGCTCATACAGTTTGAGAGTATGACATTTCCGTCTTATAGGCGGTATACTCAGGTGTGGTGACCTGAGTGAACGAGAGCTTGGAATAGCTCTCATCCTAATCCCTCGGTGCTGGTAACACTGGGGGATTTTTTGTATTAGTAAGATTGAGCGAGAAAATAAGAGATTGGCGGTTTTAAAACATCAGATTTAGGATAAACCTAGATTAGAAGAGATTGAAAAAATATACTAAAATGCTATAATATAAGTAAGTTAACTCGTGAAGGATAAGGCTGGGTTCCCGAATGGGAGTAGGTGCTTGGCACCGAGAATTCCTTTGCCCCTGGGGTTAACTTATTTTTTTATATTGTTCTTTAGGCTCTGTATGATGTGTTCAGGGTCTTTTTTTATTTCTTCAAAAATTAGGTTAAGTGCTTTTTCACTATAAGAATAGGAGATATGTTTGCCAAGTTCATACTTATAACAATAATCTGGATTGCTTTTTAAATTATAAAACTTAACAAATAAATCAAAATGGTTTTTGTTAAATTCGTGCCGTTTATCTTCTGGGGCAGAAGGAGCAGGGTTTATAAAATTTAAGGAGTCACGATTTATCCAGTTGTTGATTCTTTTAATGCAATCGTTTGTTGAATATGGACAACGTTTTTTCATATCTTGAGGAGATTTAATTAGTTTGATAGCTTCTTCTCCCTCTTTGGCAATAGTAAAGATTGCAGTTGCTTCGCTTTTTTTCTTTGTTAAATAATAATCGTGGCGAATTTGAATAGCATAATTAGCGTTGTTTGTAGATGATATAGATTCGGAAATTTGCATATTTGCTTTAAGTAAGCGTTCAGCAATTTCTTGTGGATATCTTGCTTTGATATATTCTGGCTCAATTGGGTCGAGCTTTATCGAAAGAGTTAAGAAATTCGAACCTAGTTGCTGTGTAATATCTATATTAAATTCATTCAGAAGTTTATTGATATAATTAATAACGCATGATTGGAAAAGTGGAGCGTAAATTTGCTCGTATTCTTCTGTAATGAAATGGGTACTGGTATTACGAAGGTTAATGATTTGTTCTAAATTTAACCGAGCAGGGTCTTTGTCATTAGTCATGATTAATTTTATACAATTTTCGAGATTGAGTGTTCTGTCGTTATTGTTTTTATAGTATATGCTTTTTTCACCTTTGGTTTTTATCAAAATTGCTTTTAAAAGTAATTCCCAAGCATTACAGATGAAAAAGGAGAACCCTTCTACCCTATATTTGATGGTAGGTTTGTTGTATACTTCGATACCTAAAATAAATGCTTCTTGACTTTTTAAAAGTAATTTTTCTGTTAGCGTATTATTAGTCATTGCAAAAACCTCTCTTTCATTTTTATTCTATAAAGCAATCCCAATAATGCCTTTAAAATTTAAAGATGCTAAATCCCTGCAAAACCGTCAGCATCCAGCTGGCGTTTTTTATGCTTTTTAAGCTAAATATGAGTTACTCCATGCTACTTCATACTCACTGCGTAAAACAGCAAGTATCTCTTCCACAGATACAAACTCCCAAGAATCTTTTTGGTTTAAACTAGTGGTTTGCATGATGTTATATTCTGTACGGTAAAATTCGTAATAATAACGAAAAATACTGTTGTTATTTAATGAACCCTTTGGGAATAATTCAAGTTTTTCTCTTAAATATGATATATAAGGAACAAAGTGTTTTGAAGTTAATCCAAAATATTTAAGCTGACTTAGATTTGTAGCTATATAAAAAGAGGATTCTTTGCTTAATCCAAAAAATACTCGAAGGATTGTATAAAATCCTTCGTCATAAATTTGTTCATAAAAACAAGCCAATCCTACGACTACTGCATAAGGAGCAACACAGCATTTTACGAAGAAGTTTGCCTCTGCTTCAAAATCCTTTTGTTTACTATCGGGAATGTTTAATCCCAAATTCAGTGCACGTAATTCTACAATGGCATGACCTAGGTACAAATGCGCTAGTTCGTGTAAAATGTTCCAACGGCATCTAGTTTTAGGCATAAAATCATTATAGTAGATATAATAAGTATTTTCGGATGAATCAAAAATAATACGAGCATCTTTTGTTTTTAGAGTTGTGCATATGCCTTCGAAATCTTTATTTGTCGAGCTCATTAAATCTGAATACTTTATATATTTTATATTATAGAAACGCGAAAAAAATGAATTAAGAAAATTAATTGATACAGGGAATTGGCATTTCCCTATTTGCTTATACATGCTATCGACTAATAAAAAAATTTCTTGTTTTCTATAAATCTTCATCTAAACCATTATCCTTTCCAGTGTTTTTACTATCTTGTTGTAATATAAATTTTGTGTAATTGATGATTTGACTTAACTGTTCATCACTAGCAACTTTTGCTAGTCTTCCTAAAGTAACAATTTGGGGATTTTCAGAAGCATCAACACCGAATGGACTAGCAACATCAGCTCCCATTAGCCATGGAATGGGTACATTTAAGGCGTTGGCAAGTTTTTCCAAGTTTTGCTGGCTAGCTTTGTATTGACCCTTTCTATATTGACTAATAGCACCTTCGTTTACTCCACTAATTCTAGCTAATTCTGACGGCTTCATATTTCTAGAAACTAAAGCCTTATTTAATCTATTACTAAAGGTATCCATATTAAATCACCGTCCTTTCTTGCTAAAAGTATACATCAAAACTTTACAAAACTCAAGAAAAACTTTAGTTTTCTATTGACTTTAGATTTCTAAAGTGATATACTTAGGCACAAGCTTAGTGGGAGGTGATTAATACGAAACAGATATACGATTATTCAAGATTACTTGGGAGAATGAGAGAAAAGGGATATACACAGCTTGCTTTGGCAAAAGCGTTAAAGTCCTCGGAGACAACTGTTAATTTTAAGCTTAATAATAAGCGCCCTTTTAAGCAAGATGAAATGCTTGTTATATGCAAGGTTTTGGGTATACCTTTAGAGCAAGTAGAAGACTATTTTTTTCCCATAAAACTTTAGATTTCTAAAGAAAGGAGGCACGTTATGAATAACTTACAAATTTTCAACAGTCCTGACTTCGGTCAGATTCGTACAATTCAGCAAAATGAAGAACCGTGGTTTGTTGGCAAAGATGTAGCGGAGGCGCTAGGGTATAGCAACCCGCAAAAGCGGTACGCGAGCATGTAAGAGATACGCATAAAGGGGTGAACGAAATGGACACCCCCGGCGGAAAGCAGCAATTAACTATTATTGATGAAGCTGGACTTTATAGCTTGATTATGAGAGCAAAAACGGATAAAGCGGAAGCTTTTCAGGAATGGGTAACTTCCGAAGTCATTCCCTCTATCCGCAAGACCGGCGGTTACATCGCAGGTAGTGAGAACATGACGGACGCAGAGATTATGGCGAAGGCTGTGCTGGTAGCGCAGAGCACTATCCGGCAGTGTGACCAGCGCATTAAGGAGCTGGAAAGCGATGTAGCAGCGGCGAAGCCGAAGGTGCTCTTTGCAGATGCGGTGAGCGCGTCGGACAGCACGATTCTGATTGGCGACCTTGCAAAGATTCTTAAGCAGAACGGCCATCCGATTGGTCAGAAGCGCTTGTTTATCTGGATGCGCGAAAACGGTTACTTGATCAAGCGGCAGGGTGCGGACTACAACAGCCCGACGCAAAGAGCAATGGAATTGGGCTTATTCAAGATTAAGGAAACTGCAATTACCCATGCTGACGGACATGTAAGCGTGTCCAAAACTACGAAAGTAACCGGTAAAGGCTAGGAGTATTTTATCAACAAGTTTTGCGGAGCGTGAGGTGAAAAATTATGCGTGAAGATCCTATCATGAAATATTTGGCTGAAACCTACGGTATTACGCCAGAACAGCTGGAAGAAGAGCTCAAGAACGCTAAAATCGACATCGGTATTTTTGTAGAACCTTTGGAAGGAGGGAATCATTATGAAAGCATTTAAGGTTTTTGCTCTGCTGGCCGTGGCGCTGGTGGTTCTGGTCGTTGCGACCGGTGACCGTGCTGTGGCTCTGGCTGGCAAAGCGTATAACTATGTGTGCCCTGCTTACCAAACGGAGCACGTGGCGTATACCGTAAAGCATGGCGACACTCTCTATGGCATAGCTCGTACCTATGCCGGGCATCAAGACCGTTGGGATGATTTAAGAGGCATCATCTGCGACATCCAAGATGCCAACGGCATCGCGGACAGGGACGCACGCTGGCTTGTGCCGGGCAGTGTTATTGTCGTCCCTCTGCAGGTAAGGGTGAATCAATGAGTGCAAAAAGAAAAGTGCCTGCCAGCGTAGCAGCGCTGACAGGCACAAAGGTGGAAAGTGAAACCATCCACCTCTAATTATAACATAAGGAGGCAACTAAATTGAAAATCAAAAAATTGTGGCTGGAAAATTTTAAGAACCATCAGAAATTGCAAATCACTTTCGGAGACCACGCAACCAACATCTACGGTGCTAACGGCGTGGGCAAGACCACCGTTCTGGACGCTGTGAGCTTCCTCCTGTGGGGAAAGGACCATAACGGCAAGGCAGACACCAGCATGCGCCCCTACGGCGCTGACGGCGCTCTGATGCACGACATTGATACCGTTGTCCGTGCAGAGTTTGATGCCAACGACGACAATAGCCCTATGGCCATGGGACCGTTCGTACTCGAGGTGGTCTACAAAGAGAAATGGACCAAAATCAGCGGCGCTGACGAGCGTAAACTCACCGGCAATACTACAGAATATGCCATTGATGGCGTGCCGAAAAAAGCCAAGGATTATGCGGCTTTCGTGGATGAGTGGTTTGTCGAGCCCTGGTTCAGCCTGACCAGCAATCCCAGTGCCTTCCCCTCGCTGCCTTGGCAAGAGCAGCGCAAGGTACTGCTCGACCTGCTGGGCGACGTGGCACCAGAGGAAGTCATTGACGCTAACCCGGAACTGGAGGACATTGCTCAGGACATCGTAAAATTTGGCAGTGACGACCTCAAGGCGAAGCTGGCCAAAGAGCTGAAGATGTATAAAAAGCAGGCGCAGGAGCTGCCTGCCCGCATCGACGAGCGCCGCAAGCTGCTCAGCGGTTTGGATGATCCGGAGACGCTGCGCAGGAAAGCGGAAATCGTTTTAGCTCAATTCCAAGAGCCGCTCGACAAGCTCATGGCGGAGCGTGCGGCTATCATTAGCGGCAGTAATCGCGCTGCCATTGAAGCTAAAATCAGTGAGCTCGAGGCAAAGATGGACGTTATACGCGGCATTCGCCGTGAGAAGATGGCCAAGGTCAAAGAGCCTTATCTGCTGGCGGCCAACAACATCGACAATGATTGCAAGGCCAAGGCAGAGCAGCTGCGCACAATGCGCCCTCAGCTGCTGGAGCTGGACCGCCGCATCAATGCTAAACAGGACATGCTGCAAGACCTGACGACCGAATGGCAGGTTGTGGATGACAGAGTTTTTGAAGAAACCGAATGTCCCTGCTGCCATCGTCTTTATACTCCTGATATGCTGGAGCCGATGCTGGAACGCTTTAATAACGACAAGGCAAACGAGCTCGCAGAGCTTGACCAAAAGGGCATGCAACTCAGTAAGGAGCTGACACAGCTGAAAGCTGATAAAGCTGAGCTGGCCTTGAAGGTAAACGAATTGTCCACCTTCGAGGTTGAACAGGCGCCGAACCTGCACAGAGACAACAACGAGGCTATGAACAAGGCGCTGAGCGAGATGCCGCCGCTTGAAGACTACATCCACCCGGAAACCCATGAGAAATTCTGGGAGCTGGCCGAAAGCCTGAGACTCCGCCAAAAAGAGCTTGACACTTGCCGCCTGGACATCAACATCCAGCTGCAGAAAAAGGATGCAGAAATTACCAAGGCTCGTATTCCCGTTGAGCACGCGAAGGAATTCATCCTGAAGCTCAAGCTGGATGCCGAAAATCTCGAAGCAATCGAGCAGTTGGAGAGCGAAAAGAAGAACGTCCTCCTGAAGCAGGGCGAGACTGAATATCGCCTCTCGCTGGTAGATAAATACATTCAGGGCAAAATGGCGCTTGTGAGCGAAAAGGTCAACAGCACCTTCGAAAATGTCCGCGTCAAGCTCTTTGATGTGAACATCTCTAATCATGGTATTCGCGAGACCTGCGAGCTGACTATGGACGGCGTGCCTTATCGCCAGCTGTCCAACGCTGAGAAATGCCACGCAGGCATGGAAGTTGTCCGCGCGATCAGCAACAAGCTGAACCTGCATAACCCTGTTTTTATCGACAACCGCGAGGGCATCACCGATATCGGCGAGTGGAACGGACAGGTCATTAATCTGTTTGTCAGCCCTGAGGACAAGGAGCTGAGAGTAGAGCATGAGTGAAGAATGGCAAGTTTTTTGGCTGCTGGCGGCTGCTGTAGCTGTCAGCTGGCTGCTTATATATCACCTTTATGGTGGCAAAAACAAAGGAGGACAATAAGACAATGGCAGAAGAAAAACAATTAGTTAACTATGAGGTAAACATGAACAACGCGCGTGGTTTGGGTGCGCTGATGAAGCTCTCGGAGCAATTGGCAGACGCAACCATCATTCCGGAAACCTTCCAGAACAAACCGGCTAACGTTCTTATTGCGCTCAACATGGCGCAGCGCCTTAATGCAGATCCGCTGATGGTGATGCAAAACATGTATATCGTTTACGGCAATCCCAGCTGGAGCAGCAAATTCCTGATTAGCTGCTTCAACACCTGCGGTCGCTTCAGCTCTATTAAATATGAGTTTTTTGGAACTCCTGGCCAGGACGATTACGGCTGCCGTGCATGGGCGACGGAATACGCGACCGGCGAGCGCGTCCAGGGCATTGATGTTACTATTGGCATGGCCAAGGCGGAAAATTGGATGAGCAAAAAAGGTAGCAAATGGCAAACGATGCCGCAGCTGATGCTGCAGTACCGCGCCGCTACCTTCCTGATTCGCACCGTGGCACCGGAAATCAGCATGGGCCTGCAGACTTCGGAGGAGCTGACGGATGAGCACGAGCTTAAGCCTGCACAGGGCTTTGTAGCTCAGGCGGCAGCTATCAAGAGCGAGGCTGCTGCCATTGCCGAACGTGCCCAGACGATTGATATGCCTGCTACTGCCGCAGAGGTTCAGCCTGCCCAAGAGCCTGCTCCGGTAATGCAGCAAGCGCCGCAGGCTAAACGCGGTCCTGCATGGGCAGCCAATGATTGAGGTTGAGGCTATTGCTTCCTCCAGCAACGGCAACTGCTACCGCTTAATCAGCGGCACGCATGAGCTTCTGCTGGAGGCAGGCCTTCCTTTTAAGGCTATCAAGGCGGCCGTAAAATACCAGCTGGGCAGGCTGGATGGCTGCCTTATCAGCCATGAGCACGGCGACCATAGCGCCAGCGTTGCGCAGCTTATCAAGACCGGCGTCGACGTTTATATGACTGCCGGTACAGCTGTAGCTTTGCGCGATAACGCTAAAGGAGCAAGCATCCTGCTGCCTGATGAGCAGGGCGGCTACAGAGCGCGTTCGCTCGGTTCTCGTTACTGGACGATTAAGCCGTTCCGTACCTTCCACGACGCTCAAGAGCCTGTGGGCTTCTTAATCAGTGATAAGGACGATATGCTGCTCTTTGCGACGGATACATGTGCCGTTCCCTGGCATTTTAACGTGCTGAGTCAGGTCATGATTGAGTGCAACTACCTTCCTCCGCGTGTAGAAGAGCGCGTTGCCGCTGGAGCTATCAGCTTCAAGCAGGCTCAGCGTCTGCTGGGCAGCCACATGAGCCTTGATGCGTGCCTGGACTTTTTCAGAGTCAACGCCAAAGCAATGAGTTATTGCCGCCAAATCTTCCTGCTGCACGGAAGCCGCGAGAACGGCAATCCGAAGGTATTTAAGGAAGCGGTCCAGCGCGCCACAGGAAAGCCGGTGATTGTATGCACCCCTTAAGACGCAGGCAGTTGATAAAATATGTCGTTGTGCTGGCCAGCTTAAGAGCCGCCAGAAGAACGAAATGGAATAGGTAAAGCGTTATGAGGTATAGCTTAGAAGGAGAGCTGGCAAAAAAATATGGAATAGCCGAGGCTTTTCTTCTCAGCTATTTCCAATATTACATTGAGGCGGCCGAGAAAAAGCAAGATCCTGCTAAATTCCACGACGGTAGATATTGGACGTATGCTTCTGTTAGAGAAATCGAAAGAAACATGGATTTCTTAAAGCGAGGATCAATCCATAATGCTTTAAAAAATCTAAAAGAATGCGGCTTACTTTTGACAGGCGTTTTTAATAAATACGCTTGGGACAAAACCGTTTGGTATACGTTTAGCGATAGAGGTCGGGAAGAGGTTATGAGCTGTCCAAAATCTGGACAGGGTGTCCAAAATCTGGACAGGGGTGTCCAAAATCTGGACGACAATACCTATTCTATCCACCTATCTAATCCACTAGGTAGTAGTGGTAATAAGCAAACCGCGAACACCGAACAGGTTAACGAAGAAGCAAATCGCTATCCCGGAACCAAGTACGACCAGGAAACATACAGCGATGCGGTCAGCGCTTATGAAAAGCATATCCAAACTCCGTTGACTGCCAACATCGTTGATGAGGTCTGTGCTATGGTTGATGACTGGGGCCTTGAAGCTGTCAAATATGGCTTTAAAACTGCCGGCAGGAATGGCGTGCGTAAACTCAACTACGTTGAAACATGCGCCAGGAATTATGTCACTAACAAAGATAAACCTAAAAAGACGTGTGCTCAGGGCAAGCCTAAGAACGATGTAGCGGGCACCGTCGAAGCAGCGTTAAAGCTTTTGGGGGTGAGTGAAGATGAATGACCAAAAAAGCAGAGCAAAAATCTTGGGGACGATGTTCGGGGCCTATGGGCAGGCGAACGACGCTCAAAGGCTTGCAGCGTACATAACCGTGCTGAAGGATATACCTGACAACGTCCTCGGCGGCGCCTGCAAGAAGCTCATGCTGGAAAGCAAGTTTCTCCCCAGCATTGCGGAAATCGTCGAAGCCAGCAGAAGCCTGCTGGGAACGGCAGACGATGCGAGTCGTGTCCGTGAATGGGACGAAGCCTGGGCAGAGATTGAGAAGGCGATGCAGCGCACGCCTTGGGGACAATATCCGGTCTTCAGCCGTCCTGAAATCGCGCAGGCTGTGGCCAGCTTTGGCTGGCATGACCTGCAGCTGACGCTGGCAGAGGACATGCCTACTGTACGCGCTCAGGTCCGCAGGATGTACGAGGACGTATGCAGGCGCACTAAAGAGCGCAGCCACAACGAGTACGTGCTCGGCAAGAGCAAGACAGGCCTGCTGCCGCCGTCTAACGGAGCCAATGACAGCTCTGAGCTTGCACGGCGCAGCGAGATTAAGCTTGTGCGCCAGAGCAAAGGCATGGAGCATATCGACTCTATCGCTCTTGTGTCGCAGGCTGTAGGCGGCATGACCTTTGCCGAATGGCGCGCGAAAAGAGGCAGCGGCAATGAATAAATCTGAATGCAAGGGCTGCACGCAGCGCCGCGTCGGCTGTCACGCTCATTGCGAGAAGTACGCCGAATGGCGTGCAGAACTAGATAAAATAAACGCCTGTATCCGGCGTGAGCGTCAAAAAGACAGCTATGTCATCGACGCCAAACGCGAGAGCTTAAATAAGCAGGCGAACCATTATAAAAACCTAGGTTTTAGAAATCCAACCAACAAATGATATATAAATTTAGCCACCCACGGACAGCAGCATAACCCTGAACCGTGAAGTATATACAAGCAAGAACAAAGAAGTATCGGGAGGCCGGTAGCGCATTCGCCTCCCGCCCTGGTGGGGGCAGCTTGAACGTATGAAAGGAAGTAGATAGCATGTTACTTTGGAGAGCCATAAGCCTTCAGGAGCTTTGCGCCTTTGAAAGAGGCGAAGTCATCAAACCCAAAAATGATGTAACGAAACAGGTAAACAGCTGGGAAGAACCGGTGCTGTGCTTTTTCGGGACTTGTAACAACGCCCTGCATTGGGCGAGCCCCATTTATGGCCATCAATGTGTCGCAGGCTTTGAAGTGAGCCCGCTGGCCGTAACTGCCGGCTGGGGAAGGTATCCGAACCTGTCGATGCTGGATGAAAAAGAAATCGGCCGCGTTTTTGTTAAAGAGTACATAGTAAAAGCTTACTCAAAAGCCATTGCTAAATGCGTTAAGCAAATCTGCTTCGATCAAGTCTGGTTTGTCAAGGACTACAAGGGCATCGCGAAAGCAGCTAACGTTGATGTTTACGATTCTTACGACGACCTTTGCGATAGCAAGATGTCGCTGGATATTTTGCAAAAGCTTACGTCAAAGGGGGCGCAGATATGAGCAGTACGAGAAAAATGAAAAGAATAATGCTCAAGGAGTGGGCAAGGAAAGGTAAACAGCCAGCTGAGGAGATAGCCAGAGCAGCTAAGCTGGAAATGCAGGATGTGCGGGCGAAAGCAGCTTCCTTTGGAATGGATGTTCTGGGCGCTATGGCTATGGCCATCATCAATGATTATGGCAAAATGAAAACTCGCTCCAACCGTTTGGTGACGCTCCTTGAGATAGTAAACCAATATTACAATGCAATCCAGAAAGGCGAGCTTACGCAGGAACAGAAAGATATCTACCATGAGTTTGCGGTAACCTTTGCGGAGCGCTGGAGGGATTATGACGGAAAGGATGAGCACAATGGAAAATGCATGCAAAGTAAAAAATAAGGTTTTTGACGTATATTGGTGGAAGCTGTGGCTGAAAGCTTATGGCCAGTGCCGCAATCAGCGCATCACCTATGCCATGCATCAGGTGGCTGGCGCTTTGGCAACTGCACGCGCAGCGGCTCTGCGCATGCCTCCGAAATTTGCGCTGTATCGCCGCGCAGAGCGTGAGCTGAGATGGTAAAAGCCGGGAGCAAAGAGCCTGGGCTGAGCAAAACGCGGCAAGAGCGTGACCGGCAGGGGCTGTGCTATCAATGCGGCAAGCCTACGAGCATCAACCCCATAACAAGGACGCCCTATAAATACTGCGACTTTCACCGCAGCATCAATAACCAAAACAGCAAGAAATACAAAGCGCAGCTCCCTAAAAAGCACAGATCTGCCGGCGCAGGCACAGATGGGCTGCTTAGCAGATACCGGCCTAACGTGGCCAAGCGCTATATGCATCCATGTCCGGAGTGTGGCATCGAGGTGCATAAAGATTTTTATTACTGCCCATGGTGTGGGGCGGAACTCGAGAAGGAGAAATGACAAATGAAGCGTTATGTAAGATGTGCCCATTGTGGTGATGAAATCGACACTGTAAAGGACGGCTATTATGCATGTCGCGACAATTATCTGCAAGTCAAATATTTCGAGGAGCAAGATGGCTCAGACAATATCTTTTGCTCGAGAGATTGCTTTTGCGAGTCGCTGATGCTGGAATGGGAGCGCAACGAGCAGTGCGAGGATGACGAAAAGGACGAAAGAGAACAGGAATTGTTTTAACAAAGGAGGAATAAACATGTTAAAATCTTATAATCCTATCAAGGCTTGTGGCCAACATCATATCGTTGAGGCCACCTATATGATTGATGCAGCTCAAATCATTGTACGCCTCCCGGTAGGAAACGAAGACGTAGGCCTAGGTGCGCTGGGAAACAGCGCCATTATTGGCTCTGACTGGGTTTGCGACCTGGACGGATCAGGTGAATTTGAAAATATCAAGCTCATCGGCGTTGAGCGCCTGGACTACGATGCCCAATGGGGTGAATTGATTGTATTTCTTGACAACGGCAAAATGGTTAATATTGATGGTTATAACATCAGAGATTATCTGGTTAAGGTTGAAATTATCAAGGTTGATGAGGACAAACGCTTATGACGCGCATGCAAAAAAAGAACCCTGAAACCATCATCCAGAATCAGGTGCGCGAAGCTTTGCGCATGGACGGCTGGTTTGTTATCCGCCACCAGCAGGGCTTAGGCTGCCATCCTGGCTTGTCTGATTTGACGGCCATTAAGGACGGCCGCACAATCTACATTGAGATTAAGACGCCGCGCGGCTATCAGAGTGACCGGCAGAAAGAATTTCAGCATGACATCGAGATGCACGGCGGTACATACGTGTTGTGCCGCGGTTTGGAGGATATTCAGCCGTTCTTGACACGTACTATGAGATTATTTTAAGGGGGCAAGATGATTACAAAATATGATCTTCGTAAATGCAAAAGCATAAAATTAGAAATGTTAGAGCTGCAGGAGCGGATTACAGAGATTAATTCTGTAATGACCGCTCCCAGAATCCCAAGATTATCAGCTGCGCCCGGCGGAGGCGGCGGCAATTCTGATGCGCTGTGCGAGACCATTGATAAGCTGGATACTCTGCGCGGATTGTATTACAAGAAGCTCGGCGTACTTGCGGCCATGCAGCTGACCATCGAAACAGCGATAGAGAAGCTTTCAGCTGATGAACAGATGCTGATTAGGTTGTACTACTTCAGTAATTACAATTGGACGCAGGTAGCAGCTCGCATGGGCTACGAATGGGCACAGATCCATCGTAAGCATAAGGCCATTCTCGAGAAATTGGGAAAAGATGATATAGAATGATACACTAAAAATCTGCTATAATTATAATAGCGAGAAAAGCAAAGAGCACTTAGCACCTTCATGCTGAGTGCTCTTTTAATGTGCGCCTGGCAAGGGCAGAAAAAAGCTAGAGGTTTTTATCATTATGAAGCATAGTAAAAAATATAGGCTGATAGCCAACAGGCTTATACGCACCTTGCCTGAGTTTGCGGATATAAAGGCTGCTAAAGTAAAAATAGCCTACTTATCCAGCATGGAAGAAAAGAAGCGTAATAAGCGGACGATATTTGCTGACTGCAATTTGGTGAGCGACCGCTACAGCTGGTGCTGCCCCTATGATTTTTTTATTGTGGTTTATGAACCGAATGTAGTTGGCTTTAGCGAAAAACAGCTAGAAACATTATTAAGGCACGAGCTGCATCATGTTGGTATCGACTTTGAGAAAGACGAAACAGGTTTCTACGTTGTGCCGCATGATGTGGAAGAATTTTGGGATATTATTGATGATGTGGGATTAAGGTGGTGTGAGATGAATGCCTACAAAGAAACAACTGGATAATTTAAAGAATGGAAGAGCCACAAGGTTTCGAAGCGGCGAGGAAGCGGCGAGAAATGGCAAAAAAGGCGGGCAGGCATCAGGTGAAGCACGCCGCCGCTTGAAGTCGTTCCGTGAGCTGGATGCAGACTTCACAACGGACGATGAGCGTAAGGAGATGCTGGATGCGCTGAAGCTAAAGGCTAAGCGTGGCAACATCAAAGCTTTTGAAATTTATCGTGATACTGTAGGTCTGAAGCCAAAAGAAAACGTGGAAATCTCCGGCGAGCTCGCTAATCCGTTCGTCGGGCTTACGGATGCAAAACTAAAAAAGCTGGCTGGTATGGATGGATAAGCAGCTGATCGCGCTGGGAGCGAAGATAGAACTTGCAAGACGCAGGTTCTTTTTTTACGCCCAGCTGAAGAACCCTGACTTCTATCGCAGTGACCGCAAGTACCTGCAGGAGCTGTGCGACACCTTGCAATGGTTCCTGACATCTGACAAGAAAATCCTTGTGCTGAACATGCCTCCGCGTCATGGCAAGAGCTATACAGCCAGCAACTTCGTGGAATGGGCGCTGGGCAGGGACAACACCTTGCAGGTCATGATTGGCTCGTACAACGAAACCTTGTCGACACGCTTCAGCAAGAACGTGCGTGACAGCATCAGCGAGGCTAAGGCGGACGTTTATAAGCCGGTCTATAGCGACATATTCCCCACCACCAAAATTAAGCGTGGTGACGGTGCTATGAACCTGTGGAGCCTTGAAGGACGGCAGACGAGCTATCTTGCTACATCGCCAACCGGTACGGCAACAGGCTTCGGCTGCAGGCTGATGATCATAGACGATTTAATCAAAAATGCGGAAGAAGCCTGCAACGAAAATGTCAAGGAAAAGCATTGGGACTGGTTCACCAATACTATGCTGTCGCGTGGCGAAGGCGATTATAAAATCATCGTCATAATGACGCGCTGGGCAAGTGATGATTTAGCAGGCAAGGTGCTGGAATACTATCCTAAAGACAAAATCATACACATCAACATGAAGGCCGTACAGGATGACGGCAGCATGCTGTGTGAGGGCGTGCTGGACGCTGAGAGCTGCATGGAAAAGAAGCAGCTCATGGGGCTTGATATATGGAGCGCCAACTACCAGCAGGAGCCGATAGACATCAAGGGCAGGCTGTACAGCAGCTTCAAGACCTACGACGGTACGCTACCTTCCTTCAAGCAGATTCGTGCTTACACGGATACAGCTGATACCGGTAACGACTACCTTTGCTGCATTATCTATGGACGTACCTTCGCGGATGAAGCGTATGTGCTTGATGTTTTATACACAAAGGCGCCGATGGAAGTTACTGAACCGGCAACGGCGAAGGCGCTGGAACGCAACAGCACGAATGTGGCACGCTTCGAAAGCAACAATGGCGGGCGTGGATTTGCCAGGAACGTGAAGAAGCTGCTGCATAGCAACCATACAACCATTGAAACCTTTACGCAGCATAAGAACAAGGATGCAAGAATCTTGTCTAATGCTACGTGGTGTATGGAGCATATCTATTTTCCGAGCAATTGGAAGAACCGCTGGCCGGAGTTTTATGCAGCACTGAGCAAGTACCAGAAGGAAGGCAAGAACACACACGATGACGCTCCTGACGCGCTGACAGGCGTGTGTGAGGATATCGTGGAGGTGGCAAGGCCTAAACCGATGCGTGTCAACTATTAGAGAGGTGAGATTTATGCGTAATGATAAACATGGACTATATAAGATGCTGGAAGATGGGTATGAAGGCTGCGGAGGCTTTCTCGATGGCAGCTACTTGACCAAGCATCCTCGCGAGGCCGATGCTAAATATAGCATGAGGCGTGAGCTGGCGTACTACCTTAATTATCTCGCGCCTTGCGTCAATGCTCATGTATCGCCAATCTTCAAAACGTTGGCCGTGCGTGACTGGAACGGTGCAGGCTCGAAGCTGTGGGAAACCTTCAGTAAGGATGTTGACTTCTTGGGCACCAGCATCCAGAACCTTATGAAGCAGGCTGCCTGCAGTGCGAAGCTGCAGGGCGTCGCTTATATCGTCATGGATAAGGCGCAAGGCGATACTGAAGATATGCGCGTGGCAGACCTGGAAGCGGACCGTAATAACCTGCCTTACGCTTTTGTGGTTAACCTAAATGCTGCAAAGGAAATCTGTCAGGATAAGCTGGGACGTATTACAAAGTTTGTTTTCGTGGAGCCTGATGCATACCAGGAACAGACGATGGCGACACGCACGCTGACGGCAGAAGGATGGGAGCTTATCGACAGCAAAGGCAAGCATAGCGGAACCTGGAATCTTGGGCGCGTACCGGTTGTACCTCTGGTTAGCAAAGTGAGGAATAGTCACAATCCCTTCCCACCGAGCGAATTTCTCAGCGTAGCAAAGACAAATCTTGCTATCTATAACATGTGCAGCTGGCTGGCTGATATTCTCGTCAACCAGACCTTCAGCGTGCTGTGTTATCCGTCTAGCGAGCCGGATAGCATCAACATCGGCACCGATAACGCTTTGGGATATCCTCCGGAGAGCAGCCATGCTCCTGCGTTTATTGCTCCGCCTGACGGCCCGGCAACGGTGCTGGCAGCGCAGATTACTGCGTTGCAGCAGGAGATTTACCGCATGGCCGTTGTGGTCAACGTAACGGGCTCCAGCAAGCAGCAGAGCGGCCAGGCTAAGGCGTGGGACTATGAGGCAACCAATCAGATTCTATCCGATTTTGCGGACCTCGTGGAAGCGGCAGAAGAGAAGCTTGCAAGGCTGTTCAGCGCCTGGACTGGCGTGCAGCTGGAATACAGCGTAAATTATCCCAATGACTTTAAAATCAGCGAGGTCGAGCAGGAGCTTGCTAATGCTGAAATTGCTAAAGGGTTGAATTTTGGCGATGAATTTAACGTGGAAGTGTTCAAGCGTGTGCTTACTAGCTATCTGCCTGAGCTTAAGGCTGATGATTTTGATAAGCTTGTGGCTGCGTATCAGGAGCATCTAGAACAGGAGCAGATAGACTCTAACAACATTGACGGTGATGAAAATGACGACGACGGACAGGCTAGCGCAGCTGATTAAGAAACTGAATAAGAGCTGGCGCAGGGACGCAAAAAAAGCGGTAGCTTACTTTCAGGTGTTGCTTGCGCGAGGTATGAAGGCTGAGGCAGCGCTAGCCAAAGTACAGCGGCATTATGGCAAACTATTTACACTGCCGGAGCTGCGGCCTGCGCTTGTAGAAGCAGCTGCTTATGCCTATGGTATTGTTCCGAGCGTGCTAAGTGTGGCGCAGGCCAAGCTGATGGGCGAGCAGCTGAGCGCTGCGTGGGACGCAAGCGGCATGAAACTATCCGAGAAGCTGCATGGAGCATCGCAGAAGATGCGCGAAAGCATCATAGGTACATTGCGCGAGCAGATGCGCCATAATAAAACGTGGCAGCAGGCAGCGCGTGCGTTGTACGATGGCTATGCAGACGGGAAAAACGATTATACCGGCGGCGCTGATATAATTCACCGGCAAGAGATTGCTCGCTATATGCAGGCTGTGCGACGCGCTACGGCAGGAGACGCGGAGGCGCTCCGTGCTCAGCTTAGGGCGTTGGATAATATCAATAGCCTGGCTCGTCGTGGAGCGCCGAATAAGGACCTGCAGGCGGCTTATAATGAGCTGTTGACCAAAGTGCAGCAGGGCAAAGAAAAACAGATAGCAAGGGCTGTCGAGGTCGCTATCAACGAGAAGTCTCGCTATGTTGCCGAACGCATCACGCGCACGGAGATGGCGAGGGCATGGGCTGACGGCTTCTGGGCAAAGGTTCAGGATGATGACGATGTTGTGGCCGTGAAATTCAAGCTGTCGAGCCGTCATCCTGTTTTTGACATCTGCGATATGTATGCCAAAGCTGATATGTTCGGCTTGGGAGCTGGCGTGTTCCCGAAAGATAAAGCGCCTGCCCTTCCGGTGCATCCTCATTGCCTGTGTCGCTACGCAGAAGTGATTTATGGCGAGGTGGACATGAAACAGCAGCGCAGGCAGGTGCGTGCGGCTGGTGATAAATGGCTTAACAACTTACCAGAATCACGCAAGGTGCAGGTTCTGGGACGCGACGGCTTGAAGGCGTGGAAAGACGGTGAAGACTGGCGCAAGTATATGCGTGGTTATGCTGGACTGCGGGAGAATAAAAGTTGTTTGCAAAGTATGCCTGATAAAGGTATAATAAGAGTAACAGAAGTTTGGGATGGACATGGAAGCCTTCCGAGAGATAGCAAACCGAATGCTATTATTGATCATGTTTTCGACAATGGAGTTGTAAGAGCTAGGGCTTTTTATAACGATAAGGGAAGAAAATACAAAGAAATTCATACAACTAATCACGGCAAGCCTAAAGCTCATCCGTTTGGCGAACACGGGGAGCATGGGCATATATACCAGTGGAATTCAGACGGTTCGCTAAAAAGTAAAATACCTTATGAATTAAGTGATAAAGAACGAAAGGAGAATCAAGAAATATTATGAAACGTTTAGATAAACTAAAGAAAGCTTTAACGTTAGAGTTTTGTGATATTGAATTTTCTTTTCATGGCAAAAATTGTGGCGTAGAGCCTATTGTCGAAAACAGCCTTGCTACGTATAATGTTTGGTGCAATGATAGATTGGAGACATTTAAATCTGCGGATGAAGTATTAGATTCTCCTATGTTTGATGGCAAGACATTAAGGGAAATAGCTGAAGATATAGATTTTTTCTATGTTTAGATAGTTGTTGCAGCTAGACTTTAAATTGATATCGATATTAAGCAGTTATTCGGGCAATCCGAACGACTGCTTTTTTGTTAGACTAATTTAACATCGTTAATTAAGCACGTGTAATAGCGTGCTTTTTTATTGCCCAGGAGAGGGCACAATATAGGGCGGAGGCCCATGATATGGAGGTATCAGAACAATGGAAATGAAACAGGTTTACGAAGCACTGGAAAAAGTTGAGAACGGTGCTGACCTCATCGCTGCTATCAAGGGCGAAATTAACACTCTCAACAACGAAGCTAAGAAGCACCGCACGGCAGGAGAGCAGAGTGCGACAAAGCTGAAAAGCATCTTAGAGGCTGTTGGTTTGGCAGATGGCGATGATGTGGTAGACAAAGCCAAAGGACTTAAGACTACATTAGACCAATTTGCCCAAGGAGGCAAAAAGCCTGATGAGGTCGCAAAGCAGATTACTGACTTAACCGCGCAGGTTGGCAAGGTCACTAAGCAGCTGGCTGAGATGACCGAGACCGCCAAAGCCGAAAAGACCAAGCGTCTTGACGGCATGAAGATGGCTAAGGCTGTAGAGCTGCTGACTAAGGGCAATGCTGCGAGCCCGCAGAACATGGCTAAGCTGCTGGAAGGCAGCATCGTTGTCAAAGACGACGAAAGCCTTGCCTATACCGGCAGTGATGGCAAAGAAATCAGCCTGGAAGATGGTGTTAACGGCTGGCTGAAGGAGAATAGCTGGGCAGTTAAGGCCAACGGTGCAGGCGGTGGCGGCAGCAATGGCGGTGGCGGCGGTTCTGATGATCCGTTCCTTACCGGCTTTAATTCTTAACGAAAGAGAGGATTTTTTATTATGGCTATCAATTTAGCGGAAAAGTATTCTACCAAGATTGATGAAAAATTTAAGCTGGGCGCAGTGACTACCCCGGCAGTAAACAATGACTATAGCTTTGAAGGTGTAAAGACCGTAAAGGTTTATTCCATCCCGACCACTGCGCTGGGGGATTACACTCGTTCTGGCGCGAACCGTTACGGCACCCCGAAAGAGCTGGAGGACAGCTTGCAGGAGCTGACACTTACCCGTGACCGCGCATTTACATTCACCATCGACAAAGGCAATTTAACCGACCAGCTGATGCTGAAAGAAGCAGGCAAGGCATTGGCTCGTCAGATTGATGAGCAGGTTGTTCCTGAGATTGATATTTACCGCCTGAGCAAGATTGCTGCAGGTGCAGGCGCAACCTCTGCGGCTGCGGCTATCACCGAGAAAAATGCATATTCTGCATTGCTTGATGGCCAAGTTGCGCTGACCGATGCAAAAGCGCCGTTGGGTGGCCGCATTGCATATGTTACCCCTGCATTTTATAAGGCCATTAAGCTGGATTCAACCTTCGTTAAAGCGTCCGACATTGCGCAGGATATGCTTGTTAAAGGTCAGGTCGGTATGGTGGACGGTGTGGCAATTATTGTCGTGCCCAGCTCTTATATGCCGACAAACACTGATTTTATTATCACCCATCCAGTTGCATGCTGTGCGCCCATCAAACTTGCGGAGTACAAGATTCACGATAATCCGCCTGGCATCAATGGTGCATTGGTTGAAGGCCGCATTTACTACGATGCGTTCATTTTGGCCAACAAAGCAGCGGCAATTTACAAGCACATTCACGAATAAGGAGGGGCTGCTTTATGTGGTTAACTAATGGAAAAGAGATTTTAGAGCTGCAGAATGATGTTCAGATTGCAGCGTTCAAGAACAGCGGCTACAAAGAGTGCAAAGTACCGAAAAAGCGTACTGACAAGGTGCCCAAAGCGCCATCACAAGAAGAGCCTGTAAAGGAAGAGCCTGCGAAAGATGAAGCTGAAGCTTGACTGCGATTTTGAAAAACTTGTCAAAGCATTCGAGGCAGCTCCGGACAAAACGAGACAGATGATACGTCTGCAGATGAAGATGGCCGCACGTGACATTAAAGAGCATGCGGCCACGCATCATGATTATAGGCCAAGGTCGGGCAATATGGAGCGTAGAGGTATTGAAACTACGGTAGAGGATGCAAGGGCAGAAATATTCCTGTCCCCAGCCGTTCCCTACGGCATATTCCTGCATGAAGGCACGAAAGCTCATGATATTGTACCGCGGAGCAAGAAGGCTTTGAGGTGGGTGCAGGGGAATGGTTTTGCTTTTGCTAAAAAGGTCCGGCATCCCGGCATAAAGGCCGACCCATTCTTGTATACTGCTGCCGCCTATGAATTGCCGAAAATCGAAAAAAGATTTCAAGCAGCATTCGATAATATGGTAGGAGGACTGTAAGTGGAATTTGTAACTTTCGATGATATTACGGACAAGATTTTGCGCGTTGAACGAGAGGACATAGACTGTGCAAATGATTATCTGACGAGCTTAGCGACGCGCTGTGGCGTTGTTACTGTACAACAGCCTATTGGCCATAGGGTGAAGCGTTTGGGCGTTGTATACGCCTGCTATGTGCGTGCTATGGCCAGTGTGGGAACAGATGCAACAGTGAACTTTGACGGCAGCAGGGGCAACGATGTTTTTGCACAGAAGGCCGAGCTGTATGGTAAAGAGGTTAAAGCGTTGGCTTCCACTATCAACGCAAATGATTTTACAGGTGCAGGCGGCACGAGAAGAGCTGTTATAAAACTTATGCGAGGCTGATATGAGCAGACAGAAAGAAGTCACGGCGGCGGTTGCTGAGTGCGTCAGAAAAGCAGTTCCAGAAATAAACTGGAGTATTAACATCGTAGGCACGAATGCAAGTAGAGAGGTCGAGGGCACGATTTCGTGCGATGAGATAACTTACGAGCAGGATACTTACGACATTTGCACGGCAACGGCTGTGTATAGCGTGTATGTTTTGGACATCAACGGCAGAACCGACGTGGATAATTTGAGCGACGTTTTGTTTGAGGCGTTGCATAATAACGATTTAAATGGAGTGATTGACAACGGCTTAGTTAAGCGAATAGTATTCGGCACTACAAGCATGAACACAAGGGCGGTAGCTATGTTGTTGGAGTATCACGTTGAGTATTATATGGAGGGTTAAAAATATGGTAGCCCAGAGACCTAAATTTAAAAACACTAGCGAAAAATTACTAGGCAAGAACGTGCTCGTATTTCTCAATTATGGCGAGAGTGCGACTGAGGAAACGCCGAAATGGGCGCTGATTGGTGGTCAGCGCAGTGCAGATTATAGTGCAAGCGCTGAAGAAATTGACCTGACTGACAAGACCAGCGGCGGCTATGGAGATACTGAAGCAGGTGTGAAAACAACCGAGCTTACTGTTGAGTTGATTGTGAAGCCTGCTGAAGAAGCGGTAAAAGAGCTATGGAAAGCATTCGAGGCTGACGAACCTGTGCATATTTTACGCTGGAGCAAGAACGGCCGAAGCGTGATGAACTGGTACAGTATTACCAGCATGGAAGAAACTGCGGCGCATGATGATGCAGCGGTGTTGAGCGTAACTTTAAAAGGTAAAGGCGCTCCAAAAGCACAGGATGCAATGGAGGACCCGAGAGGCTAAAAAAGATGAAGGGCGGTAGGATATACTGCCCTTTTAGTTGCTATTGGAGGATTAAGAATGATTAAAAAGAGCGTAATTATTAACATTGGCGGCAAGGAAAGAGAAGCGAAATTTAGCTTGGGAGCACTGGAAGAACTGGAGACAATGCTTCCGAGCCGTAATGTATATGACCTTATGAGTAAAGAACAATGGAGCGTTACCGAGATTGTGGCGTGCCTGTACTGCTCTTTAAAGGTTTACGAAAGAAACATTAGCCGTAATAAACTTGCTGGCTGGGTGACTAATTATTGCACCGATGTTGAAAATGGCATGATTGACCTGCGGCTGAGAATGTTGGCCGCGTTAGGTATTTGTGGCCTGGTGGTGAGCGACAGAGGTCCGTTCGATGATATCTTGGCTGCCTTGGATGATAAAGACGAGGCAGAAGAAGCCGAGGGAAAGTAAACAGCTTCTCGGAGTGGTTATCTAAAATTGAGTGGATTTTTTACGCCATTCTGAAGAAAACTCCCGAGCAATGTGCGGATATGACGCCGAGTGATGTTATAAACATGTGGAACGGCTACCGTTGGAGACGTCAACAGCAGGAAAATATGCTGGCCGCATTGGTGACGGTGTATATCGCAAATTATGCTGGCAAGTCCTCGAAAAAGACTTTGAAGTTAAAAGATATATTCAGCGACGGGCGATTCGGTGGACGAATAACCGATGATGATCGTGCATTTCTTGACGAGTTATACGGAGGGGGGGGAGAGCGATGGCTAAACAAGTTAAAGTTGAGATTACTGCAGACAGTTCGAGGTTCGAGCAGGCTATGCAGAGTGCGGCAAAAGCTACGAGCGATGCCGGGGCGAAGATTGATAACACAGGCAACAAGGCCGGCAACGCAGGCAAGAAGTTTGACGACATGGCCAACAAGGTGAAGGACAGCGCAACAAAGGTCAACACTGCATGCGGCAAGGCAAGCAAGGCGCTTGACAGCGTGAACAAGTCCATAAATGCCATTGGAGCTGTGCAGGTGGGCAATTTTATTGCTGATATTGCCACTGGTATTGTCAGCATGGGTGTATCTTGCATCAAGGCGTCAGCACAGATGCGTCAATATGAGATAGCATTTCAGACAATGCTTAAGAGTGCCAGCAAGGGCACTCAGATGATGAAAGACCTGCAGAAATTTGCGGCTGATACTCCGTTTGACGTTCCTGGTGTTGTACAGGCAGGCCAGCAACTGATGGCGTTTGGCTTTACGGCGAAAGAGATTATCCCTACCCTGCGCACGTTGGGTGATGCTGCATCCAGTTTAGGCGAGGGAACTGCAGGTGTTCAGCAGATAGCCTATGCGATGGGACAGATTAGGACAAGCGGCACACTTAAGACGCAAGACATTATGCAGCTCACTAATGCCGGAATTGATGCTTGGGGAATGTTGGCCGAAGCATCCGGCAAGAGCATCTTAGAAATTAAAGAGATGACAGAGCGTGGCATGATTGACAGCTTGACGGCCGTAAAGGTTTTGACCGACGGCATGAATGATACCTACGGTGGCATGATGGCCAAAACCGCAGAAGAGATTACAGGCCTTTGCGCCAACATTGAGGAAACAGTGGGCATTACCGCGGCTGTGATTGGCGATTATCTTGTAGATGGGTTTGATATTAAGGCGGTTTTGAAGAGTGTTGGCACAGAGCTGGGCAATTTCACACAGGCCCTGCAGGCTGGCAGGGATGCAGGAAAGAGCTTTACAGATGTTATCAAGGACAGCGTTCCTCCTGCTCTTGTAGCAAGCATTGCGGCGGTTGGTACAGTGTTAGGTACTGTGCTTGTCGGTGGATTGATTGCGGCGGCTGCAGCAATGGCAACGTTTATCGGTGTGAGCCTCCCCGTTATTGGTGCGTTGGGATTGGTGGGAGCTGCCATTGGTGTTGTTGTTGTGTATTGGGACGAGCTTGTACAGGCCGTAACAATAGCGGTGAATATAGTCCTGCAGGCTGTTATAAAGATGGCTGAAGGCATTGTGATGCTGATTCATGCAATGGCTAACGGAGCTGTTGAAATGGTTGGCGATATGTTTAATAAGTTCGCAGGATATTGCCCTGAGTGGGTGAACGATTTGAGAGCATGGCTGAATAATGCTTTGAAGTATTTTAGGGATTTTGCACAGAAGGCTTGTAATTTCCTCAGCAAAGTGTTTAAGACCGCGCCGAAAGAGGTGCAGGGCAAGACGATCGCCTCAGCAGAGGAAGCACCAGCACAGAAGAAGCCAAAGGGTACTGTAAATTTATCGGGGTTAGCAGTCCCGAAGGTAGGTTCTGTAGGTAGTGTAGGCAGCGGCGGTGGTAGAGGGTTTGGCCAGCTCGAAAGCGAAGTCAACAGAGTTTCGGAAGCCTTGACCAGAGCAGGAAAGGCAACAAAGGACTTGCAAGAGGGCTTTGACAAGATGAGCCTAGACATAGCGACAGCAGGCCTAAAGGGCAGCGACCAAGTATTCGCCAAGATTGACCAAGAGAAGCAAGCACGTATGAAGGCTGTTGACGAGATGTTGAGCAAGCAGCTGCAGGCGGTGCAGGAAGCAGAGGCGTTGAGAGCAAGCGCAGAGCGTACAGGCAATGCGGAAAGCATAGCCAAAGCAAAAGCATTGTACGATGAGCGAAATGCGTTGTATGCGGCGAGCCTTGCGCAAGAGCAGGCATTGAAAGATGCTATCGACCAGCAAGCATACGAAAAGAGCATCAGCCTTGAAACAGCACTGCAGGCAGCGAAGGCTGATATGAATGCTGCATTCAATGAGCAGGAACGGGAAAAGTTCCTGGAATATCTCAATTCCGAACAGGAGGCAAAAATGGTTGCCCTTCAGCAGGAACAGGAGCTGCGGCAACAGTTACTTGATTGGCGTATGGAGAGCCAGCAGAGCATGCTTGACTTTGAACTGCAGGCAGGCGAGACAATTAAGAATCAGCTTGCAAGTGGCATTGCTGATGTTATTACAGAGGGCGGCAAGCTGTCCGATGTGTTTAAGAACATCACGAAGAGCATTGTCAATATGTTTATACAGTTCATGGTCAAAAAGCAGGCAGCGGCTGCGTTGGAAAAGTTGCTGGGCAAGAAGCAAGCCGGTGAGAATGCGGCGAACAGTGCGAAAGAAGCATCAGCGGCCGTACCTGCAGCGGTGCAAAAGAGTATTGCCACACTTGGCCCGATAGCAGGTCCGCCAGCTTATACAGCGGCGACAGCGGCAATGACAGCGGCTGGATTGGGCAGTATCACGGCTGGCAACATCATGCAGAAGGCGAATGGTGGCCCTGTGTTTGGTGCAGGCACAAGCACAAGCGATAGCATACCTGCAATGCTTAGCAATGGCGAATATGTTATCAATGCTAAGGCAGTACGCAGGCTAGGACTGCCCTTGCTGAATGTTTTGAACAATGGCTATGCAGTAGGTGGAGCAGTAAGCATTGGCGGCGGTGGCAGTACTGGGGCTGTGGTTGAATTTAACAACTACGGCGACATTAACAATGGCACTGACTATGACGGATTGATGGCAGATTTTGAATATACACTTGCAATGGGTATGCGGGGGTGATTTTATGCGAGCAAAATATAACGATAAGGTGACTTATCCGCTTGTTATCAATGGCCAGCAGCTCCCGTACAGGTATAGCCTGGAATCATGTGCTGATTTGACAGTAAGAGCAACAGCATCAAAACGTGGATACAGTCACGGCTCTACCATTACAGGCGACGGCTATATAGACGGCAAAAAGATTAAGCTAGGGTTTTTAATCAGCGGCACGAATCAAGCTGATTATAATGACAAGCTGAATGAATTGCTAAGGCTGTTTTACCAGCAGGATTATAAATTGTCCGTAGGCAATGGCTATTATAATGTGTCCTGTATGTCAGCAAGTAAAGCGAAGTGGGTTAAAGGCTATCAAGGTTTAAGAGCTGATGTTGATATTACATTATTGCTGGCCGACCCGTTTAGGTATGCAGACGACGAGAAGCAGGCGAGTGCTGATGTTGGTGGCGAAAGCACTACGATTAACATCGTCAATGCAGGTTCTGCAGATGTGCCGCTGATTGTGGAGCTGATACCTACAAAGACAATGGCAGATGTTACTATCAACCATACCGATACAGGCAGGGTGATGCGTGTAGCTGACACATTGCTGACCGCCCCTGCAGTGCTGACCATAGACACAAAAGCAGGCACTGTGCGGCGTGATGCAAACAATGCCATTAATGCTTTCAGCGGTCAGTTTTTAACGGCTAAGCCTGGGCCGAATACCTACGAAATCAAGGGTAGCGCTGGCAAAGTGGTTATCAGATGGCGTGACAGGTGGCTGGCATGAGCAATATTATTTTCGGATCAAGTTTATACGGTTCTTTTATATGGGGCGCAGGGCAAAAAAAGAAAGGTGGAGGCGTAACAGGTGGCGGTGATTATGGCGATATTAGTTATATCCCTGGTGCGGTACAGGTTGTGTTTTTCAATAAGGATGGCACAAAGACCGCCATTTTTTCCAACGGCACCGAGAACAATTCCTTTGCGCAGCTGCAATTTGAACTAGGAAAAAACGGCTGTGGCAGTTGTACGATGACATTTAAGCAGTTCCCGGCATTTGCAGAAATTATGTACGGCCAGCGTGTAGACGTTTATTTGTTCGGTGATAAGCGGCCTTGGTACAGTGGGCAAGTTTTGACTCGCCCCGACAGCGGTGGCACTGCCACGGATTTTAAAATTACCTGCCATGGCTTTTTTGAGAGGCTCAGCAAGGTGCTGATATTTGCCGAATACGCTAACAAAGAAATTGCCGAGATAGTCAAAGACATCTGCAGGCAGGTAGAGAAAAAGACAGGCATTGTTTTTAATCAGAGTAAGATATACAAAGTAGGCTACAATATTACGAAGATTGTTTTCGACGGCGTGAGTGCAAAGGAAGCCTTAGAGCAGCTTTCTGAATTTGCAACTGACTTTGTTTATGGCGTGGATGAATACCATGAATTTTATTTCAAACCACGTACCGATGAAATTAACGAAGAGGCCCGCTTTTGGGTAGGTGCGCATTTGAACAGCTTCCTGCCTAGCCAAGATATAAGCAAGATTGTAAATTATGCTCGAATTAAGGGTGCAAGCGTGGATGAAGCGGGCGAAAGCTGGCTTGCAACAGTAGAGGATAAGCAGAGCCAAGAGCAATACGGCGTGTCTGAAGCAGTGTGGACGTTACCAACAGCATACACAGCAGCGGATGCAGAGCGGTGGGGTCAGTCGGAGCTTGACAAGGTGAAAGAGCCTAAGCTGTCCGCTAAGGTGGGCGGTGTAGAGCTTAATTACCCGAAGCCTGATGGTGTGTTTTGGGTACGTAGGCTGTCCGTTGATGGTCAGGCATTGATTACAGACACAGACGGCAAGGCTCGTAAATATCCAATCACAAAGCTGAAATACACTGTCAGCGGTGATAATGGCATTGCGTGTGATATGGAGCTTGGGGAGCCGCCTACACCTCCCATCAGTAAGTATTTGCTTGATATAGAGCGTAACGCACGCAACAATGAATTGCTCCAACAGGCAACAAATAAAACAGGAAAGGCGGCGAGCAAATGAGCGAACCTAGCAACATTAGAATCAATCCGTTCGTAGGTGACGGCGGCACAGCAACCTACATCAATTTGACGGAAACACATATTATCCCCAGCGTATCGCCATACGTGATACGGCTGAACGAGGTTCCCGAAAAGCAGGACCCGAGCAACATCCGAGCAGTATGGGTAGACAGCGCAACAGGAACTGTTACTGCATCAGCATTGACTGAGGTTGCGGCAACTCCTGCAGCAGGGGAGTTCCGCCCCGATTATGCAACCAAAGCAGACGGCAACGATAATTGGAACACAGGACTGATTGAGTTTTCTGCCGTTGATGCTGGCAAGATTGTGCAGATTAGTTATACAGGCATGGGCACGTTGGCGGCGGTGCAGTCCAATAAATACCCTAGTTGGTACACTGACAGAGGCGATGGCTCGGACGGAAATTTTATCCCCGATGCTGATTGTACTATTAGCGGTGTAAAAAAATATAAATCTGTATTTATAAAAGAGGGCGTTACAGTAAACATTGACCTTTGTGCGAATATATTTTGCCAAGGAGCTTTTGTTAACTTAGGTATGATAAACGGCACGGGCAAAGGAGTGCTCGGTGGGGTGAACGCAGATTATGGAGATGGTTATAAAACAAAAAGCATGCCTGGAGAAAACGGGAATAGCGGCGGCAATGGAGGTATGGGCGGTGGCGAAATAGGCGGTAGTGGATGCGTTGTTCTTGGGCAAGTAATCCCTCAAGAGCTACTAGAAGATGTTCTGTTAAATGTTTGTCCTGCATATATGACAGGGGCGAGTGGGGCGAGTGGTTACGGAGCAAATGGCGGCGGTGGTGCCCACTCCTATCCCGGTAAAGGGGGAAACGCAGGGGCAGGGGTAAGATTGGTCTGCAATAGCTTTGCTAATAAGGGCAAGATTACTTTAGATGGCGAAGATGGCGGAAATGCATGGGGAGATAGCGGCATTATAGGCGGTGGCGGCGGTGGTGGTGGCGGCGGAGCGCTGATTGTAATTTGCCAAACAGCTAACGAGCTTGGGATTATTACTGCTGCTGGAGGGAAAGGCGGTAAAGGATGTGGTAGAAGACCTATACAAGGCTCAAATGGCACCGACGGCACAATAATCATCAAACAACTGGGGGCGTTATAAATGATTTGTATTATCGACAAACATAATAAAATTATCAATATTGTCAACGCGGACAGTCCGACAAGGGAAAATGAGCGTATTTGCTATCCATGGAGTAGCCTGTGGGAGCAGTATACCGATGTAGAGCCGTTGGAGTATGCAAAGCAGCGCAAGTTGTCAGAGGTTAGCAGGTGGACAGCAAGCAACATTACAGGCGGCTTTATCAGCAGTGCCAGCGGCGAGCCTGTACGCTATGACAGCGACAAGGAGACGCAGCTTACGATGCAAGGTATAGCCCTCAATGTCAGCACTCCGCTTTTTGCTGCAAAGTATCCTAACGGCTGCCCTGTGCGTGGCGTGGCTGAGGGTGCAGAAAGTAAATCTGTATATTGGCTTACGCCCGAACAGGTTATGCAGTGGATGGCGGATTTGTCGATGCATATCGGCACCTGTAAACAAGCAGGCTGGGCGAAGCAGGCAGAAGTAGAGGCCTGCAAGACAACGGAAGAAGTCGCTGCTGTTACATTAGAATTATAGGAGGTTTTTAAATGGATTTTTTAGCTTTAAGATACGCCGTATATAATGCGGCGCACACTTTAACTCATGGTTTCACCTACAAATCAGTTATCGGCGCGATTTTGGCCGTCTTGCTGCACAAACACGCGGTATTGTTTATGGTTTTTACCGCGTTGGTATTTTTGGACTGCTTCACACGTTGGATGAGCCTGTCTTATAAGCGCCTGCAGTGTATGGGGCAGAATCCGTCCGTGATGCAGATTATCGGCGGTATTGAGGCAGCTCGCGCCGAAGGATTGATTTCCAGCGAAGTGATGAAGCATCGCTTTGTTGGAAAGGTCATCGTGTACATCCTGTGTGTGCTCGCTGCTGTGCTTGCAGATTTGGCAATGCTTACGCTGCATCAGCCTGTTTGGGCTGTGCCGCTGGTTGCAGGGTACCTAGTCATCACCGAGCTGCTGTCGATTTGCGAGAATCTGTCTGATGCGGGAATTGAGGCTGTTGGTGAGCTGGCTGCCATCATCAAAAAAAGAAAGGGGTGATACTATGCGTGTTTTTATCAATCCCGGCCATCATCCCGGACTTGATCCGGGCGCTGTTAATCGCGACTACGGAGTAACTGAGACCGACATCGTCCGTGATGTCGGCGCTCTGGTGGCGCAATATCTGACGGCCGCTGGCTGTGAGGTCAAGACCGTGCAGAGCAATAACCTGTGCGGCGAGGATGCAGCCTATACTAATGTTTGCCTGACGGCTAACAGCTGGCCAGCAGATATCTTTGTCAGCTTGCACTGTAATGCGGCCACTCCTGCAGCACGTGGCACTGAGGTGCTTGTGTATAGCAGATGGACGCAGGCCGACACGCTGGCAAGCTGTATCCTGCATCAGATTGTTGATAATCTCGGTACATTGAGCCGCGGCGTCAAGGCTCGGCCTAACCTGGTCGTCCTTAACAGCACGCACATGCCTGCTGTGCTGGTCGAGATGGGCTTTATCAGCAATGCTGATGATTGCCGGATGTTGGTTGAGCAACAGGATGCACTGGCCCGCGCAATCGCTCGCGGCATCACTGATTATATCCAAGAGAGGGGAGAGTGACATGTATTATGGTGAGCGCGAAGTTAAGGTTATCGGTTACGCTCTGCTTATCGCTGGCCTTG